AGCGTAGTATCACCAGGCAGGAATTGCAGCGTGCGTATGGCGCGATCTTGCAGCACATAACCAATTTCGCCGCCGGCCACGCCCTGCACTGGGCCGCCGTCCGGCATCTGCTGAGTGTCGCAGAGATTGGTTCCTACGATCCAGCCGGTGATGTCGTTGATGGCACTCCAAATAATGCTGCGCCTGTTGTAGCCGACATTGTCGGCCAATCCTGACAGGAACAGAAAATCTCCGATCTGTTTGACGTTGGTTGCGCGCGGCGGCGAACCGGCCAAAGCCGCGAAATTGGTGCCGCTGTCGATTGAAATCGACTGAACGTCATCATTTATATTACAGGCCACCAGCGTCTGCCCCGACTGCTCCCAGGACCACAGGTCGCCCGGCGCCACATGATAGTCGCCGCCCGCCAAGCGGGTTATGTCGGCCCACTGATCGCGGCTCCAAGTGAACAATTTGGTTTGCGTGCCGGCATAGATTTTCCATTCGCCCGACAGCGTGCGCGCGCAATACAGGCCGCACGGCGTGCCACCGGCATTGAAATAGGCTGCACCCGGCGGGATGAAGGTCGTGATCCAGCGCGCAACATTGGAAATCCGAAATTCATCGATCCAGCCTTTCCATGAATTGATCGTTACCTCGCCCTGAGCACCGATACTGAGCGCATTGCTGGAATTGTTGAGCGCGCCGCTCAACTGCGTGAAGCCGTCCTGCACCCCGTCAATAAACAGCAGGAAGTTTGCTCCATTGCGAACAAATGCCAGATGATGCCAGCCGGGGTTGATTGTGTCGGAGTACAGCGCGGTGCTGACGCAAGAGGCGGTAGTGAGCGGGCCTGATGCAACTATCGTTCCGATCCTACCATCGGCCCTTCGCAGAATATAAAAACTAGTGGAGGGAATGGTGGAGCCGTTGTCACACTGTCCGGTCATGTTGCGTACAAGGCCAACCGGCTCGTTGCAGTTGAACCAGAAATCGATGGTGAAATCGCCAGAGCCGAGCGCAAAATCCGCACTGTCGGGTGTAGTAATCCAATCGCCAACACCGTCGCACAGCAGCGACGAAGCGCCGAACCTTGCTGCCCCGGTATCGATTTGAGCATTGCCGGCCGCAGTCCACGTATGTGCAGAACCGCCGACATTGGCATCGGTGATGACGGTCGATGCGTCGGCACCATCGAAATGCAGCAGCACCTTGGTATTGCTGTCGTTGCCGCTATCCGCCAACCGTGCGGCGGAAAATGCCGCCAGCGAGGGAAACGGCAGATAGGAATTGGCTCCAGCGAAGACGTTCTCGACCTCGCTGGCGAATTTGGTATCGAGCAGCGCAATGTCAGGCCGCCACTCGCCGAATTCGATTGGCCGCTTCTGTGCGGGCATCAGTGCTGCTCCCGAGCGATTTTAATCGCACGCTGCAATTTGGCGTATGCACGCAGATTATCCGGCGCCGCCGCGATGATACGATCGCCGCGCTTATGCAGCATGAATGTCCCCGACTGCTCGCCCAGGATATAACGCAGCATTTGCGGCGTGTGGTAGATGACAATAATATCCTCGTCGTGATCAAGCACCGCTTGTTGCTTTTCTGACAACGCGATATCGGCGAGCTCGTTACCGTCGCCATCGAAAATCATGGTCATCAGTAATACTCCGCCGTTCGTACTGACGGACTGCTGGCGCCGGTGGTCAGTGCATAACGCTGGATGATTTCTGCAAACACCTCATCGCGGCGGGCCTTGTAGAGTTGTGCCATTTCCAGATTGCGGCCGTCGCCGGCAGCTTCCACCATCAATCCGAACAGGTAGACGTTGGGATATTCGGTCAACAGCCAGTTGCTGTTGCTGTTGTTGCCGACCAGGGTGGGGATTTTCTGGTAGTAGTGGAAATCATAAGCGCCGGTGCGGTCGTCCACCGGCCGCACCTTGAAGGTATTGCCCTCGATGGTGAACAGCCGATCGAAGCCGCGGCCCACCGGCGGCAGATAGGCCGGATGCACATAGTCGAGTTCATCGTAGGGCGGATGGAATGTCGGCACCGGCGGCGATCCTGGCAACGTCGGCCGCACCGTGCGCCAGAGCAGATAGTCGGCTGGCAAAGCCACGTCGCCACCCACGGTCGTGAGCAATACCGATGCCTCCATCGGCAGCACCCGCAGCCGCGAGTTGGCGTCGGCCTCGAACGAGCGCGTGAAACGATCGTAGCGCGCGATGAACCGCTGATTGAACAACAGGTCCGATAGCTCGCTTTTCAACTCGCCGTAATTACTCGCCATCGCCGTTGTCCCTTATGCGTGGCGGCCGTCCTCGCCGCTTCTTGTTGGGCTCACGATCGGGCTCGTCCTCGGGCGGATAGTCCGGCGGATTGGTGGGATAACGCGGCGGCTCCTCGATCGGCGGTGGCGGCGGATCGTTCGTCCATGTCTCGGGCATCGGGCCGAATGGTCCCGGCACCGGCCCCTTGCCCTTGCCGTTATCTTCCACTCGAAAGAACCGATTGCCGCGCGCCTTCCTGATCATGGTTTCGTCAGTCACCTCGACGGGCTGGCCGACCTCGAACGTGACGCCGCACCAAGTGCACGGGGCGAGGGGGATGTATTCATCCCCCTGCTCCGAGCCATCGGTGCCAAGCCAGGTGAGCTTGGCCATGGCGCTACGATGTCGGCTTGATGAACTGCACCGAAACGTAGGCATCGCCAGCGGTTGGAGATACGGCGAGGTTAACCCACACTGGGGTGTCGGCCGCCAGCGGCTGCACCAACGCCGCCAACGGTGGCGTGACCACCGTGCCGGCCGTCAGTGCGATGCCGGCGGCAATATCAACGCCGGCGGCGGTAGTGCCGAGGTTGAATGTTGCCGTGCCCGGCGTGATTGCCGTTTCCACATTGCTGTTGATGCCGAGGATGGTGGCACCAGCCGGCAGAGTGCCAATCTGGACACTCTGTGTGGCACCTCCACCTGACACCGCAGTGATGCGGCCGGCGATCGACTGTACCGCAACACTGAAAGCATCACGGGCCGGAATGTTGGTCATCAGGTTAGCAACCATGGTTCTGTTCCTTTCTCTATCCGCTTAATCGGTGGCCGAGTTGAAGAACCCGGTTGCGACGCCCCACTGCACAAGCCTAGTGGTGGCCTTCGGATGTTTCTTAAAAATTTTCCCGACGCCAAATGCAGCCTCGATTCCTGTGCCGGTGATAAAGCCATAGTCATCTTCTTTTCGGAAGGTGGGCTTGGCCATCTGACCGTACGCAATCGCCGCCGCTTGCTGGCCGCACAGGAACACCGGTTCGACACGCGTCGAGCCGTTGCCTGCAGTTTTCATCGAGGTCCACACGTTGGTGACGAAGTTTGAAATCTCCGGGACCAGGCGCACGATTACCCCGTCGAACAAAATATCGCCGTCTTGGAACAGCGGGTTATCGGGTCCACCGTTTATCTCGCGACCTTCACGCGCTCGAGCATTCGTGTTCGCCGATACAATGGTCGGGTCCATCTTCAGATCGCGGAAGGTATTCAACCCGGCAAAGGCGACGAAATACTCATAACCCGAGCGGGTTTTGTAGGGCCTAATATGAGGATTAGCCCCCATCGCCACACGCTTGAGCAGCGCCAGGTTTGCGCCGGTGAACTTATCCGCCGTCGCATCCACGTTCAGCAACGATGCGGCATGATCACCCGCTGCCGCCGATGTGCCGATCATGTTGGTGTTGTTGCTGGTGGCCGCACCGAACAGGACACGGTCGCGATTATCGAACTGCCACTGGCTGCGCTGGATCGGCGTTGCCAGATCATACTGGGTGCCGTTGACACGAACGCCGGCCGCCGGCTGGCTTTCCGATGGCAGCGCCATGAATGCCGCGATGATTTCGTCGCGGGTTACCTCGCTCAACCAATCCGACAACAGCGGCTTGGCCTCGCCGAAGATGTCGGCACTATCTTTCTGCTGCTCGCTCTTGGTGGTAACCACCGCATTCCGGCACCATTCTAGCCAAATACGGTATCCGTAATCGTCGATCTTATCTTCATTACCTACTAGGGGGCCGGTAGATACCCCCATACCCGCCAGCCGAGTAACCAGCGGGATATTCATTACTTCGCCGCCGCTCTTTAACTCCATGCGGCGGCGGATGATGGCGTTGACCTCATCGCTCATGTACGGGCTGAACATATTCTCCCGTACCCACTCACGATTGATCTGCTGCGTGAAGCGGATCAGTTTGTTGTTCTGTTGAATGTCGGAAACGGCCATGGCCGTATGCCCTTTCTGCTATGACCGCAGCCAACAAAAAACCCGCCATGCGGCGGGCGATCGTGTCGGACGAGCGGTCGGTTTACTTGGTGGCGAAATCGTAGAGGCTTGCGCTGCTGAGATCGCCGCCGTTGTCCATGCGGCCGGATGACGACCGGATCGATGACAGCGATGGCGGCAGTTGCACGTTGGGAGGACTAGCCTTCTGAGCACCTAATCGCTTCGCACGCATTTGCATGACGTAGTCTTGAACCTTTGCGTTCTCGGCCCACGCCTGCTGCTGCTGCCGTAGCCACGCTTGCGGATTGGCGCCGATCGCCGCTTGGGCTCTCGCCTGCCGATGCCACTGCACCAATTGACCGTAAGGATGCCCGCTCTGCATGATCTGCTGAAACACGAAATTGCCTTGCGGGGTTTGCCGGATGCGGCCGATGTCCTGCAGTGCGGCGTTCACTTCCTGCTCGCCGAATTGCATGTTCGCTTGCGTGCGGCTGACATCGTCCTTGATCTTCATCATGTACATTTGCCCCTCTTGTCTTAGGGGCTGCATGACATGCTGATCCAAGTAAGCCCTTGGATCGTCGAAGATGGTTTCCGGTCCTTGCGGCTGCTGCGGCGCTTGGGGATTTAGACGCTGCTGCAGGTCCATCACCGCCCGCGTCAATTCTGATGCGTGCGCTTCCAGACGCTGCCTTGCATCGCGTTCCTTCAGCAATTCCGCCAACGGTACGTTATGCCCCTGTTGCTGCCCCTGCGGCTTGGGCGCGAACTTTCCTTGCGGATCGCGCGGTTGGCCGGGCGTCTGCGCGCCCTGTTGCAGATCGGGCCGCGTCGATGCCGGCTGCTCGGACGCTCGTCCTTGCGACGGTGTCGACGGTGGCTGCGATGATGACGGCGGCGGCGAAGATGCCGGCGTCGGATCGGGTGAGCTTATGGCGTGGTCGAATAGTTGCCGATCAGTGACGGTGTTGGTGTCCGTACTGTTGCCACTGATCGTACCGCCTGCTGGTTCTGTGCTCATGGTTCATCCTTCGGCCGTATCGTGGCCGTCTACGAGAGCGCCCAATGTCGCCTGGACGGTGCGGAAACGGGTATGAAGCGCGCTACCCGAACGCCCGGCTATATCGCTGCCGGCCGCGAGATATTTTGGCCAGTGGTAAGCTGCAACGCGGCTTCGTTTGCCTGCAGTTCCGCTTGCTTGCCGGCCTTGAACATTTCGATGTGCATGGCGTTTTGCGCCTTGTTGCGCTCGATCTGGATTTCGTTGGCGGCCTTCTCGCGCCCCAACTGCAATTCCAACTGCGCGGCCTCGCGCTTGATCTGCATCTGCGACGCCGCGGTCTGCTGATCGGCGGCAATGCGCGCCGCGGCCTCTTGCTGCTGCATAGCCAGCTTGGCCTCGGCTTCCTTCTGCTTCGGATCAGGCTGCGAGGCTTCCTGCTCGCCGGCGTCGCGGAATGTCTTCTTCACGTCGGCCGGCAATGGGCTCGTTTCGATCAGCACTCGCATCACCGCAGTGGCCTGGCCTGGCGAGAGCATCGATGCCACCGCCGGAAGCGCCTGCGAAATCGCTTCGTAAGTGTCCTGCATCAACGTGATGGTATCAGGCCCCTCGTCCAAAATGATATCGACATCGAGTTCGCCGATCGCGTTTCGCATCATCGGCGGCATGAAATCGCCCTGCGAAATCTGCTCGTTGATCTGCACGAATTGCGGCTCGCCCTCGGCGTCGGTAATCCTGATCCAGCGATGGTTCGTCCAGTATTTCTGCGCCGCACAGAACAGCGCGCGATACACCCGCACCTTCCAGCCGCGCAGGTTGAACATGTAGGGGCCGAGGCCGGCAAGACCGGCTTGCTGCAACAGCGCAATGGCGCGGCCGCTCGATCCGCCGGCGCCCTGATCGCCGCCAATCATCGCGGAATTAGGCCCGAAGGTTTCGATCTCCTGCTTGGCATCCTGCATGAACTGCAGTTGCCCCATCACCGCGGCCTGCTTGGCCTGGTCGTCAAACCGCACATCGTCCAGCGACGTA